GTTTGGACTCAACAGCCAACCGGATCTAATAACTGGACAGCACAATGAGGATTGCATTCGGTCAGTGGACACCAGATCGGCCAGGGGTTTCTGGGAACCTGACCGAGGCTAAGAACATCTACCCTACAGCATCCGGGTATGCGTCTCTCAACGGGACTGCAAACCTGTCTGATGCTGCTAGTGAGAATCTGCTGACTGTGTTTGTTGGTCGATGGGCTGGCGCTACTACCCTATTCGGTGCTGGTGCTGGCAAACTGTTTAAGTTCGATCCTGCTGATGCTGATCTGGATGATGTTTCCAGGACTCCGACTGCTTACTCCACAACTGACTTCTGGCAGTTCACTCAGTTTGGATCTCAGGTGATCGCGTCCAACGGTGTAGACAAGCTGCAAGCCTGGAACATGGCATCCAGCACAAGGTTTGCTGACCTTGCCGCTGCTGCTCCCACAGCATCGTTTGTGACCGTTGTGCGGGACTTTGTTGTTGCTGGCAAGACTTCAACGTATCCAAACAGGGTGTTGTGGTCTGATATCAACGATGAGACAGACTGGACTCCTGGTGCTGCCAGCCAATCCGACACGCAGGACATTCCTGACGGTGGTGAGATTCGCGGTATTACCGGAGGTGAGTTTGGTGTCGTTCTGATGGAGCGCGGTATCGTCCGGATGACCTACATTGGCGCACCATTGTTCTTCCAGTTCGACAACATTGCGCGAAACGTAGGCTGCTACGAGTCTCGATCTATTGCTCAATATGGCCCGATGACGTTCTTTCTGAGCGATGACGGGTTCTTTATGACCGATGGTCAGCAGGTCAAGCCTATCGGTGCAGAGAGGGTTGATAGGTGGTTCTACGCCAACGCAGATCCGTCTCAGTTCAGCAAGATGAGTGCTGCTGTCGATCCGGTCAACAAACTGGTGATCTGGTGCTTCCGGGACATCTTCAACGTCCAGAAGCTCCTGATCTACAACTGGTCAACGGATCGTTGGTCACACGGTGATTCCGGCGCTGACTACATCTCCAGCATTGCCACTGCATCTACTACTCTGGAACAGTTGGACAACATCTCAGCTAGTCTGGATGCGCTGCCAGCCTCTCTGGATTCGCGTCTGTGGACTGGTGGCAAACTGATCCTGGGTGGTGTATCCGGGGCCAGGATTGTCACCTTTGCTGGAACTGATCTCACCGGAACGATTAACACAGGTGACATCACCGTAGAAGGCCAGGAAACGCTCATACGGCTTGCTAGGCCACAGATCGACAACGGCAGTGCTACGGTATCAGTCGCAAGCAGAAAACGCTTAGATGGGGCTATAACCTACTCTACCGCGGTTGCTGCTGACAGCGAGAACCGTGTGAGTCTAAGATCTAGGGGGAACTACCATCGGTTGAGTATCACCCCGACAGGGAACTACGACACTGCTGTTGGGATCGATGTGGACATTGTGTCTGTTGGTGGGCGCTGATGTTTCGTAGGTTGCCGCAACAGGGTGGTAGTCAGCGAGAGGTTGCTGAGATTGTCAATCGTGTGCTGGATGGCAAGATCAACAGTCTTGGCTATCTCACTCTGGCAACCGGTGACGCTACGGCAACCACGCTGTACGACGCTCGGATAAGTCCTGAGAGCTTGATTCTGCTGATGCCATCGTCTGCTGCGGCAATGGCTGATCCTGTGCCTTATGGGGCATTCCAGGACACGACTGATCAGGCTGCTGCCAACACGACAACGGCATATGCCATTACTTACAACACGACTGACTTCTCCAAGGGCATCAGTGTTGTCAGCAACTCGCAGATCACGTTTGAGACTGGTGGCGTCTATGACATACAGTTTTCCATCCAGTTTGCGAACGACGATACTCAGATCCAGGACGTAGATGTCTGGTTCCGTAAGAATGGGACTGACATTGCTGGTAGCAACAGCAAGTTTAGTGTGCCAAACAGTCATGGTGGTGTTGATGGTCACTTGATTGCCGCGCTGAACTTCTATGTTCAGGTGGCTGCAAATGACTATGTGCAGATCATGTGGGCAACCAGTAGTACATTGGTGACGATTGAGCATCTTGCTGTCCAGACCACACCGACAAGACCTGCGACTCCGAGTGTGATTGTGACCGCTAACAAGGTCGACGAGTCATCCACATCTGATGTGTATGCGTCTTCCATAGGATACGGTCAGGCGACGATCAGTCATTTTGCGAACTCGACTGCGGACAAGACGTATCGCTATGTCGTCCTCGGGTAGAGTGTTTGTTGAACCGCAGAGACTGCGGGAAGTGTGGGAATTTGTTAGACCTGGACTGCTGGAGGTTAGGAGGGCAAGCAGGGATCAGTGGATACCGGAGGATGTCTATGTTGACTGTTTTGAAGGACGGTCAATGCTCTGGTTGATGGTAGAGGACGGAAATCCTGTCGGGTTTGGAGTTTTGCAACCGATGGGTGACACTCTGCACATTTGGGCTGGTTGGGGCAAGTTTCTGATGGAAGATGGTTTCCGTCATGCCCATGAGATTGCGCTAGCGGGTGGAGTGCGTAAAATCTCATTCGACAGCAGTCGTCCGGGATGGGCGAAGATAGCCGGTAAGTATGGATTCAAACCGGTTAAATGGATTGCAGAGGTGAAAAATGGGTTCCAGAAGCAGACCGGAAGTAACCGAAACCAGGATTGATCCTAGACTTGTTCCCTTTGTCGAGCAGGGTCTGAGTGGCGCTCAGAGTCTGTTCGAGACGGGTCAATTGCAGTTCAAAGATCCGACGACTGGCGAGATGAGAGCGGGTTTTGTCCCGCAGTTTTTCCCTGGTCAAACTTATGTCGGGCCTTCTGGATTTACTGAACAGGCTATCCAGTCTGCGGCTGAACGCGCACAGGCAGGATCTCCGCTAGTCTCCCAGGCTCAACAGACCGTCCAGCAACTTGCTGCTGGTCAGAGTCCATTGGCAGCTACTGCCAGCGGGTCAATGCTTGGTTATAACCCGTTCCTGCAAGGCACGTTCGCATCCCTGGCAAGACCGTTGGAACAACAGTTCCAGCAGCAGATCGGCAATGTCACCTCTCAAGCCTCTCGCGCAGGACGATACGGGTCGAGTGCGATGGGTCAAATGCAAGCTGGTGCTGCTGAGTCTTTAGCGGCAAACCTTGCTGGTTTGGGTGAGCGTCTTGGTTATCAGACATATAGTCTTGAGAGACAACTGCAAGCACAGGCGCAGCAAGCTCAAACAGATGCAATGCTAAAAGCGGCGCAACTTGCTCCTGGTCTTGCGGAGCAAGATTACGCTGACGCACAGCGGTTGCTTCAGGCTGGTCAATTGAAAGAGTCATACAGTAGGCAGGAACTCCAAGACCTGATCAACAGGTTTAACTTTGAACAAGAAGCTCCGTTTCGTGCGCTTCAACAGTTCAGCGCATTCTTGTCTGGATTCCCTGCTGGTGGTCAACAAGGGACACCGTCCTACACTAACCCTGCTGCGTCTCTGCTCGGTGGTGCTGCGCTGGTGTCTGCATTCAATCAACCGAGTCCTTCTGACACTACGGCCTGAGGTGAAACATGGCTGATCCCGTTACTCTTGCCGCTATTGGGGCTGTCGCTGGTGCTGCCACTAATAAGAAAGATCCGATCAAGGGTGCGCTCCTTGGAGCGACTCTCGGTTACGGTGGTGGTGCTTTTGCTCCTGCTCTTATGGGCGGCAGTGCTGCTGCTGCTCCTGCCGCAGGTTTGACTGGCATCACTCCGATGGGAGCGCAAGCAGCCGCAGGACTTACTAGTGGCGCAGCATCTGCTACAGCACCGACCATGATGTCTAAGTTGATGGCTCCGCAAAGCCTTATGGCTGGCGCTCAGTTGGCTGGAGCGTTGCAACCTAAACCTCCGGTTGCACAGGCTATGCCGCTGCGTCCTGGTCAGCAGGTTCCGATCACACTCGATCAGATCCGCGCTATCGATGCTGGAATGTTCGACACTATCCCGATGGATCGCAGGATGATGACCATGCGTAGCCATTTCGGAGCGCCACCTGTGCCATTCCTACAAGACCTTGAGCCGATTGAATCGCGCAGACTGTCTCTGCTGTGAGGTGAGTTATGGAAGAAATCCTGAATCGACTGTTTCCGCAGCCACAGTATGTGTCTGGGTTGCTCGGAGATGAGTCGCAGATTGCACTTCAACAGGCTCGACAGCAGGGTCTGCTAGGTCTGGCTGCTGGTCTGTTGCAAGCCGGTGGGCCTAGTCGACAGAGAACCAACATCGGTCAGGCTATTGGTGCTGGACTCCAGGCTGGTCAACAAGCGTACAGGGGTGCGCTGTCGGAGCAGATCCAAGGTCAGCAGATGGCGCTGAAGCTGGCTGAACAGCAGAGATTGCAACAGCAGCAGCGAGCATTGCAAGGCATCATGCCGCAGTTGATGACGACTGGTTTGCAACAAGCGGAAAGAGCAGCAGATCCGATTGGTGCATTGCTTCAGACGATTGAAGTTGGGACTACCAACCAACCG